CCAACAACACAAAGTGTTGTAATTGAAAATTGTTTAATCAAAGGTACATTATCTATACCAGCTCTATATTCTGGTGAGTTGAAGGCACTTAACTGCTACTCTGATGTCGCTGGTTCTGATACACCGGTTCTTGATATGGGTGATAGCTCTGGTAGTTTAATTATGAGAAACTGGTCTGGAGGCATTCAGCTAGAGAATGTCTCACAGAGCAATGAGATGTCTATCGATTTAGTTTCTGGTACTGTAAAACTTCTATCATCAGTTTCTGATGCTGATATTACAGTTAGAGGTGTTGGATTAATTACAGACAATTCACTATCTGGTGCTACTGTAAATGACGATGGATTATTAAACAGAGAGAACATTGCACTTGCTCAAGCTTCTGACTCTGGATATGCTCAAGGACCAGGTAATGGAGTTAATCAAATACAGCTAGATTCAACAGCTTCATCTTCAAATGCTGCTTATGATCCATCAATGATCATTATTAGAAGTGGTACAGGTGAAGGCCAAGGAAGAATGGTATACAATTATGAAGGTTCTACTAAAACAGCAACTGTTGATAGAAACTGGAAAATACAACCTGATACAACATCATTTTATGCTGTAATGCCTAATCCAGGTAGAGAGCATGTTAATGAAGGGCTAGTAGCATCAGCAACACTCTCATCTGTAGAGTTAAATTCTGCTGCATCTAGTGTAGATGAGATGTATACTGGACAAACAATTTTCTTAAGATCAGGTACAGGTGATGATCAAGTTAGATCGGTACTAAGCTATGATGGAACAACCCACATTGCAACGGTTGAGGATTGGGTAGTAACCCCTGATACAACTACTGCTTACGTCATGCTACCAAATTCATCTGGAGCAGGTGGTGGTGGTGAAGCAGATTGGACCTTGTCTGAGAAATCTCAGATTAGATCTGCACTTGGTGTTAATGGTACAAAGACTGCAGCTGTTAGCGGTCAGTTGCAAGAGAATACAGTAGCTTCTAAGGTTGCTGCTTGTAATGCAGAAGAAGTAAACCTTAAAATAATTTAAACGTAGTTGCGTCTAAACAATAAAAAAAGCCGCTCTTCGGAGCGGCTTTTATTTATTTCTTCTTTATGACTTTCTTAGATACCTTTTTCGGTACCTTTTTAGCTTTCTTTCTGGCTTTTTTTCGAGGCTTTTTTCTATCCTCTATAAGTATTACTTTCTTTTCAACTACCTTTTTAGCAGCTTTCTTTACTGTCTTCTTAACTGCTGCTTTCTTAGGCTTAGGTTTATCCATTGCTTTGAACAATGGCTCAATCTTAGGCTTTCCAGCTGCTTTCCAACAATCGTAACAATAGAACGAACGGAACCCCTTAATTTTCTGTGAACTATTACAGACAGGGCACCACTTCGTTGTAGCGACTTCTTTTGGCATTAAAGATAACGTTGAGTGTAAGTATCGCTCTTTTCAGCGACCTCTTCTGTGCTCTCAGCAACTACTTCTTCGTCTTCTTCTTTAACTGGACCTTCACTATTACCTAGTGTAGGAAGCTCAGGAACTTCTTCAGGCTTGATTGATACTTCATCATCACGCTTCTGAACGTCTGCAATAGGTGGGAGATTGACACCAAAGTCAACTGGCTCACCAAGTGCTGATGGAATGCGGATCTTACCTACAAGACGACCACCACCGTGATCAGAAGCAACTACAACATCACCTCTATCGTTAACTTGTGAAACACGTGTATGAAGTCCTGAATCAATCATTGAATCAAGAACATCTTTAACATTCTGTGGAAGATCTTTGTACTTCTCATGACTCTTGAAGTCACTATTAAATTTAAACACATCACCAACAAGGAAACCTTGCTGCTCAAAACGACTCTCGTATTTCTCGAGAAGATTAAGAAATTTTTTGTCTTTAGCCATACTATTATTTAGTCAGTAGGATAAATATTTATACAATTTTATGGCAGTAAGGTTAGACAATCTCAAATTAACATCTATCGAAAAGAACTCTCTCGATAGTGGCTACTTGTATAAAGATATCAAATTCGATATATCACTAAGTCGGTTTAATAAGGAAGAGTTATATTCAACCCCATCTCCTGAAGATCTTGGTGAATTGCAAGATGGTCAATCAGTTATTAACTCTGTTAAAAACATACTCACAACAACACCTGGTCAGAAGCTTCTTAACCCTACTCTTGGATTAGATTTTAGAAGTTACCTCTTTGAACCTGTTAATACTACAACATCTTACTTTCTAGGTCACTATATTTATAATAACCTAGGTGTACAAGAACCACGTGTTTCTTTAGAAGCTGTAGAGATAGAAGGTAATCCAGACGAGAATCAATATAACATTGAGATTAGCTTTAGTGTTCCAAAGCTTGATATATACAATCTATCTCTCAATGCTACATTGAATAAAGATGGTTATGTCATCATCTAGAATACTGCTGATAGCTTAAATATATATAATGAGCCTTCAAGATTTTACAGATTACAAGCTTCCGAAGAATGCTTATCTATCTTTCGATGCTGACTCTCTCAAGAGTCTCATTATTGAGAGATTGAATGAGAATGAAACATTTACTGATCAGAACTTCGAAGGCTCGAACTTCAGTGCTTTCATTGATGTTGTAGCTTATATGTATCATGTATTGCTATTCCAACTTAATACAACATCTAACGAGTCAACATTCAATACAGCTACTCTATATGAGAATATGAATAAGCTTGTATCTAATATTGGATACAATCCTCTTGGTGATCAAACATCTCTCCTTAATATCTCTCTATCAGCTGACAATCTTGCAGCAAATGTCTACACTCTTCCACGCTTTAGTAACATTACTGGTGGTGGTAATACATATGTATCAACACAAGATATTACATTCGAAAAGACAGTAGATGGTGGTTTAGAGTCTGTTGCATCATCAAACAATACACTATATCAAGGCACACTTACAGAAGCTACATTTAATGCTACAGGTGAGCCATATGAGAACATCATTCTTATTGATTCATTCACATCAAAGCAGTTTACACAGAGTACTTCAAACCTCAATGATTCCAAGTTTATAAGTGACAATACATTTAGTGTATTTGTTCAAGATAATGCTACTGGTGTATGGTCAGAGTATACAGAGACTGCTTCTCTCTTCCTTGAAGAGGCTGATGCTAAGAAATTCGAAAAGCGTCTTAATGGTAAAGGAAACTACGAGTTTAAGTTTGGTAATGATCTAAATGGTAAGCAACTTGGTGCTAATGATACTGTATTAGTATTCTATGTTATCTCTGATAATGAAGCTGGTGACATTGGTCCAAATTCTCTTGATAATGCAGCATTCGTACTTTACGGATCTACAAACTTTGAAGCAGTTAAGAATGTTATATATAGCTCAGATGAGACATTGATTGTTCCTTCACAGCTTACAGATATTACTGCTACTAACTATAATAGATCATCACCACCTAAAAAGGCTGAGACTGTTGATGATATTAAGAATAGTGCACCAAAGGTATTTGCTTCACAGAATCGACTTGTAACTAAGGATGATTACGAGTATCAAATCAATCGAAACTTTAATAACATTACACGTGATGTTAAGGTACTCTCCAATGAGGACTATACTTCAAAGGTACTTTCTTACTATACTGACCTAGGACTTGCTCAGGGTAATGATGATGCACGTATCCTTTACTCTCAGGTGTTATTCTCTACATCTACATCATTTAACAATGTATATGTATACACCGTGCCAAATGGGGAGACAACGTTAGCCGGTGTTACTCCAAAGTACCTCAATTCTGCTCAAAAACAGCTTATTACAGAGTTTTGTGATAATAAGAAAGACATTACACAGAATGTTGTTATTGCAGATCCAATCTTTAAAGCATTTGCATTTGGAGTATCTAATGTTGGTGGTAGTTCGCTCGGGTCTGACGATACAGTAGATGAGATAGTGAATGATACTGTACTACGTGTTACCCTTGATAAGAATCAAGCTCTCAATGATGGCGCTATAAAAACAGCCATATACAACACTATTAATAACTACTTTGATAGTATACAACTTGGTGATGTTATTAATGTAGCAAACCTCACTAATGACATTCTTAATATTCAAGGTGTTACAGCATTACACACAGTTAATGGTGATGCTGAAATTTCTAATCTAAGCTTTGTTGTATGGAATCCGGATTATAAAGATGCAGATAAAGCTATCCAATCTTTGAACTACCAACTTCAAGATTTCCAATTCGGATACTTCTATAACCCACAAAATATTACGAATAAGATTGCTATACGACGACTTTAGCATTAAATATGTTATATGTCGCTAAGCTCTCTCCAACTCGATTCATCTGGTGAATTCGACTTGTTATATAACTTCTTCTTCGTAAGGGATTATAAAGGGGTTGAGACATACGAGAGCTTTGCACTTCCTTTTACACCTTTAACATTTGTACCAAATCTCGAGGATGGAATAGCAGATTTTGTCTCTAATAAAAGGATTGTATGGGACTTTGGTGATGGTACAACTACTGAGAGTGTTACCGCTTCTCATGCTTATGAAGAGCCAGGTAGATATACTGTTAACTGCTACTTATATGATTCTAATGGTAAAGGCTACCTTGATACATTTTCTGCTAAAGTAGACATAACAGATTTTATTGCTGACAAGCTTACAATTAGCGTTGATTCAGATATAACACATAATACAGGTCAGGTTCTTAATCCTATAACGGTTGATAGATATAACTCTTATAGAACTCTAGAGAGTGGTTTACCTTCGATTGTAGCATATTCCTCCGCTGGTGTTGATAATGACTATTTCAGAACTGATTTAGATGAAGAGACATATGGTCACCTTAAGCCTTATTCATCTTTTGTTCAATTACTAACGAGTAACGGTATTGAAGAGACAGTTCAGGTTGAGAGTGTAGTAACAGAAGATACTCCAATCTATATTAAATTAAGTAGTAACGAAATCGTATATACTAATGCAACTGATGTAGATGGATTCTATGCTGGTTTAACAGGTACAGGAGATACTTACTTTAAGACCGATTTTGCTGGTAATTATAATTTACTACTTGGTTTTGAGCAAGGTGGAATTTTCGAACATGTCAATACAACAACATATGGTGTCTCTGCTGATATTGGTTCGAATAATTCTTATAACAGATTATCTTTCTCTTCAAATGGTATTGACGGTGAAGGATTAACTCTATTATCAACTTTCAATATTGGTGATACTAAGTTTGCTGGATCAAAGATTTCATTTGTTGTTAAGGTTAAAGATAATAGCTTATTCACACAAAAGAATATGCCATTGCTTAGTGCAAATAGTGGTCCTGTTCTTGATCTTTATCTTACTGATGGTACAACAACATATGATGTTGAGTATACTGCAAATTTCCTAACTCTTTCAACTCTTGATGAGGGTGGATTCTTCAAGGGCTACTTTGTAAGTGATACTGCAACAACTCTTGAAGATGTTTACCTTTCCGGCTACACATCATATGAAAGTGTTGATATTGTTGGTCAAAGTAATACCTTTACAGTATATCCAAGTAGCTTTTACACTGTTGCAAAGACTGGTGAGAACATTGACTTTGAAGCAGCTTTTAAAGATATTGCAATCCAACCATTATTCAGTGATGCTAAGGTATTAATGAGTGACTTCCTTGGATCTATATTTGGTGATTTAAGTGCTACACAAGATTCTATTGGTAAGTCAACATATGAGAAGATTCAAAACTTCTTTGATAATAATACTACCCTTGATGAGAGTAATGTTGATCAGCTTGATGGTATCTTACAAATGCTTGATCTTCCAGAGCTTAATAAATATTCACTACCTCCTAAGTTGAGTAGACTTATGGATCTACTTTCTATTAGTAAGTCAAAGCTATTCGGTAGACGTAATAGAGATAAGACACATTACCAATCTTATGGTTATGCTAATAGTGACTACTATGGTTATAACCTCGGTGATAGACTTACAACTGGTAGTGAGATTGTTGTTGGTGAACCAATCGTAGCTAATGAAAAGTATAGTGGTAAGTATATTACACTTAATACTACATTCCCGCTAAGTGCACGTGTTACTCCAACGATTGAAGTTACAGATGGTTTTGTGTATGGTACATCTACTGGTGAGTTAATATCAGCAGCAACATCAGAGCTTGCGGATGGTACAGCAATCACACGTGAGCGTTTTAGTGAGTGTGAGATTTTAACAGAGCAAGGATTTGAGATTCTTACTCAGTCATTATCAACTAGCTCAACTTACTATAGATTAAGTGATTACAACTCAACATGGGGTTGGCCATTACTCTCTGGTGGTAGTAGAGAGATTACAGATATCTATAACTTTTACTACCAGAAAGATACACAAGGAGAAATCGAAAACTCCATTATTGACTTTACAGATCCAAATAACACCATATCTTATAACCTCACATCATATGATGAATGGTCAAAGGATAATGGTATAATGTCCAACATTTTTGCTCAGTCACTATACGAAGGCCTCGAGCTTTTTGAAGATTAAATATTAAAGAAGATGGCAAACCAATCACTAAGAACAGTTCTTGTTAAATACTCTATCACCAATCCTGAGATTACTAATGGTGATTACAGAGATACTGTTACTCCATTCTCATTTTTAGATTTTATTAACAATACTCAAGCAGATTACACACCTGAAGAGTATAGTTCATTTTATAGCTCATACCTACAATCTTGGTACTCACAGCAGCAAGGTTCAGAGGCAGAGCAAGCAGCTCAGTTTAAAGACTACTATAAGCAGTTTATTAAAGAGATTGTCATTAACTACACTACAGAGACAGAGAAGAGATTCCTTGAGAAGATCAACTTCAATGACCCTGCTGACTTGGATGTAGCTATTCCATTCTTTGCTAACAGGCTTAAAGACATTGCTCTATTCTATAAGAAGAAGAGAGATGAAGGTAAATATGTTATTGATAGAAACAAACTCAAGGGTAGTAAGACTGGTCTTGAAAAAGCTATCTTTGATAACATCTACAACTTCACATTCAATACAGAAGATGCACTTGATACATCAACTCCAGATGTTATTGCAGCTGTAACAGGACTTGGTATTGAGATTGAAGAGTATGTTGATGTATACGGCGATTACTTTGATCTTCCAGATGGTGGTGAAAGTAATAACATTAATGAGATTGATACTAAGTACTATCTTGACCCAGCTGGTATTGAGGCTATAACTGGTGAAGAGAACTTCTTAACTAATCTTAGAACATTCAAGATTAACCCACCGGCGATTACACCTCAAGAGTTTGATGCTATTTGTAATCCAGACAATGCGTTGGTTCAAGTTGACAATCAATATAGGAAAGGTGGTCTTTCAATCAGTCAGGTATATGCATTGAAAAGAGCTCTTCTTTCCAAGTATCTTGGTACAGATATTTACTACGTTGATACATCTACTACTCCTGCTACATCAGGGGTTATGATTGTAGCTGATAATCCTGCTGCTAATGCTCTAAACTTACAAGGTGCTGATACAGCTACAGTTGAGAGTAATCAAACAAAGCTTTTAAGAGATGTTGGTCTTAACTTTAGAGCTGATGATATTGGCTTGTTTAAGCTTCAAGCTGAAACCTTTAGATATAGCATTGAGAACCTCGAAGCAGATGAGTTCTATATTTTCCCTGATCCATCCAAGTTTGGTAATGTATCAACAAACCCTCAGGCAGATTACCCAATCTATTATAGGTTTGATCATAGAGACAATACAAGAAACGTTTCAAGTGGTTTTGCTGCTGGTGATCCAAAGATTACTAATAAGGTTACCACATTTGAATCTTATACTACTAAGGAAAGAAACAATACACAACTTGCTGAGCAGAATGACATTAGCTATAAGCTAAACTTCACAGATCTCTTTAACCAAGGTCTTGTTGATAAGTATCAAACAGATGTATTTGGTAATGAGTATGCTCTTTTTAAGGCTGAGTCACTTAGACCTATCAATGAAGAAGCTTCAACACAAATCAAGAACCTACTTCTTAACGGGCATGTATTCTTTGATTACTTCGAAGGTTATAACTTTAACTACTCACTAACAGGAGTAAGTGGTAATACTTTCAAGACTGGACTTACTTCAGTTACAAATGGATTTAGTGAGTTGGATGGTCCTTTAACATTATACATGCGTGAGTTTTATCCTTATCAGGAATTGATTGAGGATACAAGAAACCTTATACCTTTCTGGCGTGATGGAGGTGCATTTACTTTCCTTGATGGTACCAATCTTCCAGATCCTCTTTCAGGTCTTGGACCAGGCTATCCTGCTTCTACTAACTACTATTACACAGTTCTTGCAGAGGGTACATTCCCAGAAGATCAGCAACTAACAACAGAGCAAGTAGTACTCTCAGATATTACAACAGAAGCTGATTTCCTTATTATTGCTGAAGAAAGTGTTCCTAACTTTGAACAGAACATCAAGTATTACCTTTCTGCTGGTGATCCATATACTAACTATGATGGTGGTTACTTTGTGGATGATGTTATTCTTCCGAATGACTTTAACTACTCTGATAACTATAGATTCCTTGATACAGCTGATACTAATGGTTCAACTATTCTTTCAGATCTATCTTCTTCAGTTGTAACACTTACTAAAGAAGAGAAGAAATCACTTAATGGTAGGTTATATGTTAAGAATGGTACTTACTCAACATCAGAGCCTGTTTCAGCTGCTCTTAAAGGTACAGTTAGTAAGTATTCTACAGCAGTTCAAGATCAAGTTAATCATGACCTTGTAGACTTTGATATTATTCAAAATACTATTTTCCTTGAGACTAAATCAACTCTTATTATTGATAAGATTTCACATGAAGATGGTGTGTTTGTAGCTCCTTCTACTGTTAATACATTTTACAGTGTTAACAGTGCTAGTGGTGTTGAGACATTTACTAATAGATTCTATGTTGAAGAGACTGGTAGAGTATACTTTGCTAGGTTTAGAGATGATTCAAATAGTAGCTGTGAGAATGTTGCTGATAACTATAAGGCAGTATATCCTGAAATCTATGAGTATAGCATTGCTAACAACACTACAACAAAGGTATATCCTGAGAGTGAAATTGATAGTTCCTTAAGCGCATTCGAACTTAACATTATTAATGCGAATGAGAGAAACTATACTCCTGATGCTGTGCACACACCAAAGATTGCATACAACAGTAGAAATGACTTGTTTAAGGTGACTTACATTGTTAATGATAAGAACGACTTTACACACATGGTTGATGTGTCATTTAGAATGGTAGATAATAAGTTAACTGTTGTTGATTCAAATAGATACGAGACATTAAATACTATTGTTAGAACGTCAACGTTTGGTAACTTTACATCATTTAGTCAGATTTCTGCTACTGGTGGAAGCTACTCAACAGACACAGATAACTTTACCCTTACTATATAATGAGTAACATCTTTATTAACCTCCCAGTCACAGAAGAGAATACAACAGTTCTCAAAGATGAGATTTTATTCAAAGGTGCTCCTTCTATTAATTTCATACTTTCTGGGATTGATGAATCAACTAATGCTGCCTTAACTCTAGATATTAACTGGGGTGATGGTTCTGATACAGATTTCAGCCAAAAGGACATTGTATTTAACTATAAGGAAGAGTCTATCTTTAACGAGATGCTTTATGGTAAAGTAGGTGGGACTATTCTTGATGAATACGAGCATACATACGTACCATCAACTAGCTCATTCTTTACGAACCTTACAGCTCAATTCCTCGTTCACTTTAATAATGGATTCTACGCTAATATCAATCAACCTATTAAGTTGATTAGAGAGAGTTATTATGATAATATCCAGAAGCTTGGTATTACTTCTACTCAAATGACAGGATTTTCTGGTTCTAATACAGTAGCCAATCTACAGAGTAAGTTCAACAACAGTACCTATATTACTTTCCTAAATAATTGATTGTGTTCTTCATTTGTACCATTAAATATGTATGTTAATGGCTACTACAAATACATATCATGTAAGCTCAGTTGCTTTCCCTACAGCAGAGTACGACGATAGATACATATCTGTTGATCAAACTGCTTCTACACTTGAGCAGGGCTTCCAGGTTAATAGTATTGACGCACTTTCAGGAGCTCGTGATAGTAGGATTAACAACTACTCATCATTCTACATGACTGGTAGGAATAAGCTTACTAACTTCCTTTCTATATCTTCTATTGCTGAAAGTCAATCAACTTCACTAATTACTAAGATTGGTTTTGAAAGACCTGGTACAGAGCCATCCAAATACTTCTACATATTCAAGAGCAATCTTGATGCTACTGATCAGCAAAAAGCTCTTGGTCTTAAGACCCTTGATACTACTGGGTTATTTGATAATAACTTCTTTTTCGAGATTGAAGCCCTTAATAACAACCTTTGTCGTATTAAGCACAACAACGGGTTGTTTGACTTCTACCTCAACTACAACACATCAGAAAATACCTTCGTATTCTACCAGAATGTAGATTACTATAAGGGTATCACGCAAGAGCGAAATGATGTATTTAGATATGTGCTTGATGATGATGGATATCTTCAATTATTCAAGTTTCATAACGATGTTCTTAATGTTGTTACTTTAAGTGGTGATAGCATGGTTCTCGAGCCATTAAAAGCTGGTAGTCTTAACAGAGGTCTTAATAACTTACTTCATGTTAACTACAACTTAGATCAAAATAAGCAGTTTTTAAATAAAAGCTTTGCAAGCTATAATAATCAAAAGACATCTAATCTTATTCTAGATACAGAGAATAGTAATGATGATGAAGATGGTCAGTATTTATTTGTTGCTAACTACAATAGTATCTCAGCTGATAGTATGCCTATAAATTATCTCTCACTTGATACTAATAGGTCTGAGTTTAACTTTGTCAAAAGGGGTTCTAGCATGGTTAATAGTCCAATCGGGCTAGGTCAAGATCCTAGAGAGTATTATGGCATATATTCAGGTAATGATCAAGAAAAAGGTCTTACTAAGCTTAACCTCAATTACAGTTTTTATGATAAAGATGTATTTATTGTAAATGGTACAGATACTCACTTTACTGCACCTTCTTCAATGTATCCATACGAGAAGCTAAACCTCAATGATACACAATTTGCCTTTAATGGAGCTTTTGCTGGTCCTTCACCAAACCTTGCTGATAAGGTATTTGTAAAGAGGCAGAATAGCACACAATATGATAATGGTAGATATCTTTGCACTTGGTTGTCAGGTGGTGTACTTGGAACACAGGGTATATGGGTAGATAGATACTACTATCCAGATAAGATCTCAAAGAGTGCTGCTCTTTCTTCTACATCTGTATATCTACCTTCTTTCTTTGATAGTGTCGATAGTGTTGATCTTGCAGTAA